CAGGGTAGAAAATACTTGAGAACGGGACGAGGCTGGAGAGCCTCATACCGCCCGACACGCAGCAACCTGCGTGTCGGCTCATCTGTTGTTAAGGGCAGCAGATCTGGACAGTGAGTGGAAAATCGTTTCTCCGTTAAGACGGTTTCGATGAGCCCACAAGATTGTTAAAACACCCACCAACTCAGTGGCGGACAAGCGTAGTCTGTAACCATAGTCAGTCGTAGCCCTAAGGGACTCTTATCGACAGCTAACATGGTACGCGTTCTGGAATTACTCTGGTCACCGAGGTGACCACTCTCTACTATCTTACCTTCGCCTTTAGATCTGGGCGACGCATAGGTATCCTATGGTAGCTTACTTCGATGTATTCTCACAAGGAGTCATTCGCCGAGGCAATCCATAGGTGTCCTACTAAGAAAGGGATCAACCAATCCTCCCTCTCCACATCCATGTGGCATGCAGAGGGGAGCTGGGGATAGGGAGAAAAGAGAGTATATACATACAGGGGGGTAGTCACACGTGCGCGTGTGTCAATCGGCCAATGGGCCTTACCGTTGTAGTATGCTACAGAACTAAAACACTAGTGTTTGGGAGATCTTGGGGCCGTCCGAGGACGGAATTTCCAATCCTACACACTATACAAACCGACCACAACCTCCAGACGGAAGTGGAACCCCTTACGGGGGGAGTAATACTGAAAGGACCAGATTACAGAAGAGTGATCTTGAGATGGGCTTGATTGACAGCGGTTCCCGATGCAAATGTGCAGGAGGACTGAAGGCACAAACTTGTGCCCCAGTAGGAAGTATTCCAAACCATTGGTGGCGAGCCGGAAAGCCAACCAGTAAAGCCAGACACATCGGCCGAAGCCGAAAGAGCACCTGTGACCGCCTTTATAAAGGTCGACCCCGGGGTAGCAGTCGACGCCAGCTGAGACTGACCAATAGTAATATTGGCAGCAGAGGGAGTCGATGTGTTTGACATATTTTCAATCAAGTAACTTCCGACAGGTAGAGTAATAAGCCCTGAGCTTGCAAGAGTCGCGCCGATACCGTTAGCGATAACGATAGGGGACGTAGCTGCTGCAAAGTCGACTTGATAAGTCGCGGATGCAGCCACAGGCTCACCGGACAAACTCGAAGTCACCTGGAAGAAGGATCCGACCGCACCTGAGCCGCCAATGGCGGACTCAAGGACGGGGACGGACACCAAGCACTTGTACCTCACGCGTAGCTCACCAATCACGGTGGCATTCGTATTCCCAAAAGTGGAAACAAAGAGGTTACCGGCATCATAAGTCTTGATGTCGGTATTGGGGGGTTGAACCCCAGGGCGGACATAACATCCGTCCTGCCTTCTCATCTGACGAGGATCAACCCGAAGGGTAATCGTCTCAGTACATGGCATTCCATCCACATGTGGCTCGGTATCAAGTACCTGCTGTTTAGTGGTTGGCGCTGAGTCAGAAGCATCATAGTCACAGCTGAGCATTATCTTACCCGCTTGACCATTAGTTGCGAACTCAGAGACCTCGCGTCGATAGTAGAACTCCAGCATCTGGAATTCATACTTTTCGTAGAGCGCAGCAATCTTATTTCCCCAGGGGAATGTAGAAGACTGGCCTGGATTAATCGGATAGGCAGTAGTAGCGAACCCGACTGATCCCGCAATGTCAGCGATGTACTCATCTTCTTCAAGCAAGTGTGTTTTACGAACACGAGATGAATTAGAGGAGGAGAGAGCCAAACGGCCCGAAGATCTGGACGAGTTCGAAAGATCGAACCCGCCCTCAGAGGCGCCGCGCAAGCGTTTTGCCTTCTGAAGTGCCAACTCAAGGGCACCTAATTTCTGTAGCAACTGGCTATTCAGAGCAGCTTTTGGTGCTGCCAAACCTTTCTTGTTGCGATTCATTGGATCCCACTCGCAAGAATGGGACTGTTCATCTTCATATAGCCTCGAACACATTTGTGTGCGTCCGAGACCGCCCCGTGCAGTCTCTAGGCATTCCGGATCCTAACTTCGGTGGTGGTTGATCACGACCTACCACGTCTGGAAAGAAGCCTTAGCGCGGTAACCATACCCGCTTTGGAAGCTTTATGTATGAAGACCCAAATATCTCTGGTATGTGTGCTCAGCACACACACTCCGTTATGAGATACCCTGCGTGTTGTAACCCCACAACACCTACCTATTCCGTTGCGCCTCGCAGCGACAGCCTCACGGCTGTAAGCCCCCTCACGGGAGTCACCTCACGGTGAAATAGTAGGATGTTGCAGAATCAACTTGTCGCTGGGACACTTTAGAGGTTAGCTAGACCTCAAGGCTCTGGGAGTGAACTCCCCATAGCCTAGACTGAACATTTTAGCATCGCACTGCTCATAAGTTATAGCTTAGTAACCAAATTCTTCCGGGATACAAAGATCATGGATAGAACTGGTGACTTCGGCAAAAGTCTTATGGCAGAGAGAAGCAGGAGACAAGACAGATTTAACCTGATCGCGGTAGACTTTCGTCCACCCAGGCATCTGCCAAGTGTAATTCAACTTCATGAGGTCTTTGTCAGACAACTCATTCAGTTTAGAATTTACTCCACCATCCGCTGAGGACCGCACAACGCGGCTCTGAGGTACGATGAACTCCGTCTTCTCAACAAGACGACGGACAATTCTCTGTTCGCATGGAGGCAGCGCCTTCCGACGGACTTGCGATGACCACATAGGAGAGAGACCAGATTCGGTCTCGATGCGTGCTGAATCACACGCATCTTCGAACGTCCACTGGACGTCGACTCTACCTTCGTAGTTCTCGTAGTCGTTCACCTTTTTGGGTGAACCTACCGGACCACACGGAGGGGTCGTATACCACTCCACCCACCGATCATAAAGATACTCAGCGAGTTTTCGCTGAGATCCTGTAACCAGGATGGTGTGTGGCTGTTGGCAATCTGGATCCGACGTGATGTGAGAGCCAGGCGGCGGGTGAAGACCCAATCCGCCAAGCTCCGGTGAGATGAAGTAGTTGAGTTGTATGCCGCGATGGCTACTCACTTGCTCCATATCCCACTTATTCAACGCCAGGAAACGCATCGAAGCCCTCTTCGGGTTAAGTGCACCTGCGACACAAGGATTGTGAAGCAGATACACGGGCTTAGATGCCTCCTCCTCTCTCGCACCGACTTTAGACTGCCCATAGAGCAGACCGGTGTTAAAGAAAGGAATCTTTTCTGGGATCTTGTGCCCTTGGGCACTACAGAAAAGCTGTGAATTGATAGTAAAATACTTCGGATGAAGGAAGTTCTTACCAGGGGACGGAACGAAACCAGCTTCATGAAGCTTGTCGTACCATTCTCTGTACTGTTCGTACTCCGTACGGAACAGTATATCATCACCATTGACCAAGGCCTTGAGCTGACGAAAGTTAGTAACTTTCGGCTCGACCGTGTGCCAATAGTGGGCTAGGTTAATAGCGCAAAGGTGTGGGAAGGATAAAACCGATCCCATCAATTGCCCGTTCACCTGCATCACAGGAGGAAGATCGCCTTCGTCCGGACCGGACCCACGGGGATAATGGATTTCGTGCTCATAGAGCACGCGTCGCGCAACTTGGTTGTAGCGCTCACCGAGACAGACCTCTTCGAGGACGATTTCGTGTGACATTTTCGTGAGTTCGATCTTGATAAGATCCGTTGCTCCGGAGTAATCTCCAGAGACCCAAAGGCCGAGCGGCGACTTCTCAGTCAGCCACTCAACTGCCCTTAGGTGAGTTACGGGCTCGCCAATCAATGAAAATTGGTTAGAGCGCTTCAGATGGCCATGCATGGCCTTCTGGAGCCCACCCGCGATAGCATATGCAAACGCATTGCCTTTCGTGATGGTTCGTACCTTCAACGGTTCACATACTGGATATACCTTGGCTTGGCAGCCTGGGTATAGTCCTTGTGCGAGATTAGATTTCACTCTCCTCTCTTCGCCAAGAACGAGATCCTCGATGGAGACTGGCGCGAAGCCACGATCTTCCATCAGACCCGTAACAGGGTCATAGGACATCTTCAGTAATTCATCATTGGACACCAGCCCCTCCCGG